CGGCCGTGACGGTTATTCGATTAACATCATCAACAGCGGTCGCAATCAAGACTTTTGTGCGCCTGACTTGGTTTACATTGCTCGCTACTATCAAGTAAAAATCGAGCGCGACGAACTGGTAACGTATACCAACCCACTACTTGGCGAAACTGCCGTTTATTTTGAAAGCGAGCTGGACGAAGAAACGCTAGAGCAACTCGAAGTTGATGTCGTGTACTTCGAAACTGGTCGCCGCAAAGTGAAGCGCCGCCGCGTCTATTGCGGTACGATGGACGGTGAAGGCTGGCTAGATAAACCTGAGTTGCTGCCGTTTGAGTATATACCGATCATTCCGGTGTATGGTCAGCGCTGGTTTGTTGACGGCCAAGAGCGAGTGCAGGGGCATGCAACGTCAGCGCTTGATGTTCAGCGCTTGGAAAATCTCATGGTGTCCATGCTGGCGGATGCTGCAACGCTTGGCACCGAGGGGACGCCGATTGTGCCAGTTGAAATGCTGAATGACGCTTTCATGAAAACGTGGGGTGGTCGAAACAAGAACAGACCAGCGTTTTTGCCGATTACTGCGCTGCGCGACAAGGCGGGCAATCCAGTGGCTTACGCCGAGGCTATCGGCTACACGCAGCCAGCGCAACTCAATCAAGGTATGGTCGGGCTGTTGCAGTACACTGGCCAGTCAATCCAAGACTTAACGGGCGCGATGGGTGATGGCGCTATGCCGTCAAACATGGCTGAAGATACTGTCAACGCGCTAATCAATCGCAGTGACGCGCACACTGGCGTTTACATGGATAACCTGAGCTTCTCCATGCAACACGCTGGCCGAGTATGGCTATCAGCAAGTAAAAACGTTTACTCCGGCAACAAAAAGCGCTCAATGATTAGCGAGGAAGGGGAGGAAGCGTTTGAGGAAATGGAAGGTATCGACAAGGTGAAGTTAAAAGTTGTCGTCGATGTTGGCGCAGACTTCACGACGCGCAGAGACCAAACCGTCAGTAAATTGACGCCTATTTACTCAGCGACGCCGCCGGATAACCCGAATCACCCAATTATACTGTCGATGATCATCGACAATCTGGAAGGTGAAGGTCTGGACGACCTGCGCAAGTACAACCGCAAACAGCTATTGCTGCAAGGCGTTGTCGAGCCTAAAAACGAGCAAGAACAGGCGATGTTAGCAGAGCAAGCGCAAGCTGAGCAAAACCAGCAGCCAGACGCTAACACTATGCTTGCTCAGGCGGAAATGGAAAAGGCCAATGTACAACGCGAGAAAGCACAGCTAGACTATACAGTCGAAGTGGCAAGATTGCAGATTGAAGCGGCAAGACTCGAGCTGGAAGCGGCGAAGGTTGGCGCGGAGATTAACCTGAAACAAGTTCAGTCATTAAAAATCGAAAGCGAGGTGTTCAAAAATGTACGTGAAGCTAGCAACGGATCGAGTATACAAGAAGGGTGATGAAGGTTTTGCTTTGATCCACATCGAGCATGACCGATGGGAAATTACCGACACGCCAAATGATGCGTTAGATGGCTCAGAGTATAAAGAGCAGAAGCCTGAAAAGGCGAAAGCTTAGTGATTAAAGCCCCGTTATGGGGCTTTTTTAATATATGGCTTCGGTCTATTTATCACAATTTTCCCACCACAGGTTGTTAGCCCTTTACCCGATATAACGCCAAGATGTATCGCCTCCCAGCGCGCTATTTCCTCATAAATCTGAAGAAGCACAGACTTAGTTTCAGTTGCGCTTCTACACAAATACACGTCATAGATTTTGTTCATTCCGAATCTCCATATTTTCAAGTTCTTTCAAAAATGCTTCTTTGAATACGCCATCTAAATTGCCAAAAAACTTTGCTTCCTTCGCCTTCCTGTCAATTTCAGACTTGACCAACCTTTCGCATTCTTTAACTGGCACCGGATTTTCGGCGTTCATTTTGTCTCGCAGCTGTTCGGCGTATTGTACCAATAGAGCTTTAACTTCAGGCGGTGCAACGCCATACATCGAATCTGTATAAATGAAAATTTTTCTGGCTGAAAACCAGCCATAGGATTGCAAGCCGTGAAACTCTGACTCGTGAATGACTGATATTTCAGTATTGGTCTTTTTGTAGCTATACGGATGGACAATCCAGCGCATTTCGTTTGGTTTTTTCATTTAATCAACCGCAGTCCAACTTAAAAACCAACCATAGCACATTAACGAAAAAACACTGCTCCGACCACTTAGCGTCATTTACTTGACGCCAAAACATTGACGCGCCATTTTAGCCATCAGAAGAACATTAATTCCAAAGCAATCTTCAATCGCTCATCCTTTTGAATAATCGCAAGCTGCCTTGCTATTTCTTGCTTCCTAATCCTCCAAGCTTGATGAGCTTTGTCTGGGCACTTAAAGTAACCAATTCTTTCTTGTTTTTTCTTAAAAGGGTTGCTGCATCTAGCCTCAAAGCGTTTAAGATGCTCACTCCAGCTAACGCCTAGCGGCCATTCTCCCCGCAGACTTACTCTGTCGGTTAAAAAGTTATTTAAGGATGGATCAACAAAAATGCAGACATCAGGTGAGTAAATCTTATTTCCTTTAAGCAGTATGTCTTTATCAAGATCCTTACCATGCCAATCCTGTTGCTGCATCCATGCTTTGAAGTTACTGAAAGTTAGCCACTCATCGCAAACTGAACAACCAATGTAAGTTGGTCTTTTGGCGTGGTACTTTTCCGAATAACACCTTGTTAGCATTTTTCTCCATCTATCGTAAAATGCACAAGTTACCAATCGCCCATTAACTCTTTCATAAATTTGATAGTTGGCATCGTTCAAGCCAACTCCGTACAAGAGATTTTTCATTTTACGCACCAATAAAAAAGCCAATGCGCTTAATCGGGTGAGAATTAGGTAACAAGTCACCTTCCGACAAAACGCACTGGCTGTTTTACACTTGTTTAATTTGGCTTCTCACGGCCCAATTGTTTGTCGGTTCATAATAATAGGCATGGTTTCCGATAGCCATTTCAAATATCGAGTAACAAACAAGGGTTAAAAATGTCAGACGTTGAAAATCAGGCTGTAGAAGCTGCCGATGATTGGGTTTTAGATTCGAGCGAAGCGCCAGAAGCTGTTGAAACCACTGAACAAGTTGAAGCGGTTGAAGTCACAGAAGAAGCGGCAAGCGAAGATTTAGAGCTGGTCATTGACGGCGAAGCGGTGCCGCCTACCGCTGACGAAGACGAAATCGAGTTGCCAGAGGATGCACCCAATTGGGCGCAACAGTTACGGCAACGACAAAAAGAATTAGCGCGTGAAAACAAGGCGCTCAAGCAGCAAGCGGCAGTTGTTGTGCCGACTCAGGCAGTTGCAGATGTTGAGCCGCAAGAGCTTCCAGAGCCAACGCTAGAGTCGTGCGACTGGGACGAGGCGGAGTTTCGCAAACAGACCAAAGATTGGGCATTAAACCAAGCCAAGGTCGAAGCAGCGAAAGTCAAGCAACAGTCAGAAGAAGAAAGTTTTGCGGCAGAGTTGCAGAAAAAGCAACAAAGCTACGCAGTGCGAAAAGCAGAAGTATTGAAGCAAGCGCCGGATTACGCCGCCGCAGAAAGTGCCGTAACTTCAGTGCTCAGCCCCGCAACGCAAAACATGATCCTCGACTTAGCAAAAGACCCCGCAGCCGTAGTTTTAGCGGCAGGTCGCAACAAAGCGCTATTGCAAGAATTGGCTGGTTTGCAGACTAACCCAATCAAACTAGCCGCGAAAATTGGCGAGCTTAACCGCACAGCCAGTTTTGAGCGAATAATTTACAAGGTAACGTCTCGCAGATTGTACTAAAAGAATTTGCGAAAGGTTTTACAAATTCTAACGTGTTAGTGAATGCAGTTAATCGCCAAGTCATTCAGGGCGAACTTAACCCAAACACGGGTGACTCAGTACGACTGAAACGCCCAATGCAGTACAAAGCAGAGCGTACAGCAACTGGTGATTTAACAGCTAAAACTTCGTCTGCATTAATCAGCGGCACTATCGAAGCGCGCATCAGCCAGTATTGCACAGTCTGGGTTGAGTACGATCAGATTGAAGAAGCGTTACGTCTGAACCAGTGGGAAAAGATTTTAGCGCCAGCTTATGAGCGCATGAATACAGAAATCGAACTCGAACTAGCGCGCTACATCGTGAACAACGCTGGCGGCGGCTTGCTTGGTACAACTGGCACACCGATTACCAAATGGTCGGACGTTGCTCTGTTCGTGCGTTGACGTCTAACGCACTGGCAACCCGTACAGCTGGCTCAGCTGCTGGCGCTGCGTCTGTGACTGTTAAGACTACGCCAACTTCGACGTACACTTCAGTTAAAGACACCATGCGCATGACTGTTGTCCTGACTGGTGCGTCATTAGCTGGCAAAAACATCAAAGCTGGTGATCAGCTGGTGTTTCCTGCGTCTAACTGGATTAACCAACAGACTAAGCAAACCATGTTTCGAAATGGTCAGGCAGTTGATTTCGTGGCTACAGTACTGGAAGATGCGACCGCAGTTGGTAACGACATTACAGTGTCAATCACCACCGCTCCAGTTGTTGACGCAACCAACCCGCAGTTCAACGTTGTTGACCGCGCATTAACTGCTGGTGACGCTGTAACAATCGTGGGCGCTGCATCAACCATGTACAAACCAAACATCTTCTTACACGAAGATGCCGTAGCAATGGGCACTGTTGTATTGCCATGCGCATCGACTTGCTGCCAGCGTTTGGCTTGCTGATTCCGCAGGGTGTGGGACACTTCTACGGAAATCCGTAACTGTGGTGAGTTAATAAGGGGCGCTTTATGCGCCCTTTTTATTTGTTAAGCCAGCCATTATCTATGGCGGCAAAAAACAAAACGCAAGGAATGGAAAATATTGCAGATAACCACAAATTCGAATGGCCGCTTGTTGCAAGGGCAACTAGTTGAAATGTTGCTGTCATTGTGATGAACACTGCAAAATAAACCGTCACTGGTGTTTTCATAATTACTCCAAACTAAAACCAAACCATAGCACACAATTTGCTATCGACACATCCGACCATAAATTCTAGTGTAAAAGCAAAAGCCCCTTTATGGGGCTTTTTTATTTGACTCATCAAGAATAAGTTTCACAAAAAACAGAAGTATGCCAATACCAACCAAATCAAACGCTATCGACATAACTCTGCTTGTGAAGTCAACGGCAACAACAAATATTGCCGCCAGCAACGCGCATAACTTTTTCATTTACAGACCGTAGCTTGCTGGATTTAAGCCAAGCTTTTTAGCAACTTCTTTGATGATCTCAGCTTCTTGCGGCTCGACTTCACCATCAGCTGACGCGATGGTAATTGCAGTTACTAAGACGTCTTCAGCTTCTTGCTCTGAATGTTTACAATCTGCAATTTCACGCATGATTTGCACCTTGCCCATAACAAAACCAGCTTTCAGCAGCTTGCTGAAGCGGTCAATTGTTTGGCCAATTTCAGAACCAAAATGCGACATTGTTGGTAAAGCTTCGATGATTTCTTGAAGCTTCAAAAGTTCTTCATCTTCAATCTTGCCATCTGCCGCAGAAACCAGAAGTGCAGCGCCGATAGCTGCTTCCATTAAATCTTTGTTTTGCAGTTTGTTTAACTGCGCTTTTGCTTCGCCAGTTTTCTTTCCGAATAATTTTCCTAATCCTAACATTTTAAATCTCCAGCTGGTTTGTTTGTTTTGCTCGACAACCGAGTGAAGTCATTAAAACACACCTTTTGCAAAACACTGCTCCGACCAGCTATACTAACCCAAACATTTTAGGAGCTTTCGCTGTGTGGAAAATCATCGACATCATTAACTTTGCATTGCGAAAAACAGGCATTGCGGCATCGGTTCAGGGCGTGACCGCCACGCCGGACATGGTGCAATCAGCGCTAGAAGATTACATCCCAATGGTTCAGCAGTTTGCCGAAGAAATCAACATTCGACCTTATATTGCGCAAGTGCCTGACGTTAACGACTACACTGGATTATCTGATACTGCCAGCCAAGCAATGGCGTATCAGCTCGGAATGCGCGTCTGCCCTGATTATCTTGTTGAGCCGAGCGATCAGTTTATGTCTATCGCATCGCAGACGCTTGAATCGTTGCGAAACAGCTTGATTGTTGTGCCTGAGTTGCAACGCCGAAACGATATGCCGTTTGGCCAAGGCTGGAAAGCCAGCTCCCGATGGGGTGAGTTTTATCACCAGTCTAATGTTGTTGGCGGTTCTGTTGTGCAGCCAACAGATGACAGTCAAACATATACGATTGATTTCACGGGTAAGTTATTAGCTGGTGAATCTGTTGCATCATTCCAACTCCGCGCCAAGTCTGACGACACAGAAATCGAAGCCGCAAGCCTTAACGGTAACGTGGTCACCTATCGCGTCAAATTCACTGAGGCGGGGGCACGCTATGTTGTCTATCAAGTCGCAGGCGATCAAAACACAGTAAGCAGTGTCAGAGTTGATTTCGACGCGCAGCGGGTGCGGGGTTATAACAATGCCTAGTGTGCAACTTCCAATAGTCCGCGGTGACAAAACCACAGCACAAACCGATTACGGCGACCGACTACCAAAAAACATGATCGCGGTGTCGAAAGAAATTCGCGGCGCTGCTGGTTATCTGATTAGCGCTGACGGCCTGAAATCGTTTGGTGCTGGTTTGGGCTTAGACCGTGGCGGCTTCTACAGCGACCGTCAAGCGAAGCATTGTCGAGTATCAGGCGGTCGGTTTATTACTGTTGGCACTGATGGCGCAGTGGCTAACATTGGCGCTGTTAGTGGCGCTGGCCAAGCTTCGTTTGCGCAGTCGTTCAACAGCCTTTGCGTTGTTACTGATGGCAAGGCGTGGCGTTTTACTGGTTCGGCGCTCGTGCAGATAACCGACCCAGACTTGAAGTCTCCGATAGATGTTTGTTGGATTGACGGTTATTTCTTTTTCACTGATGGCGAGTATCTGTATCACACACAACCAAACAACGAGGCACTGATTGACCCGCTTGACTATGCAACCGCCGAGTTTATGCCGGACAAGTCGCTTGGTGTTATGCAGACTCAAGACAATTTTGTTCTCGTGTTTGGTCGCTAC